TCTTTTTGGTGTAACAGAAGAATCTGAAGTAAGTATACCCCAGGCTCTTTTAGCTGCAGCGACTTCTCGTAAAGATTGCGTTGCTTTTGTTTCGCCTCCTATTACTGCTACTGTTGGTTCTTCTACACCTGCTGCTGACGTTAAAGCTTTTGCTGATCAGTTAACCTCTACATCTTATGGTGTAATTGATTCTACTGCTCTTAAGGTTTACGATAAGTATAATGACGTATATCGTTGGATTCCTGCTGCTGGTCATATTGCTGGTCTTTGTGCCAACACAGATAACGTAGCAGATGCTTGGTTCTCGCCAGCTGGATTTACACGAGGTCAACTACTCGGGGTTACTAAGGTAGCTTATAACCCTTCATCTGCAGATCGCGATGAGCTTTATAAAGCACGTGTTAATCCAATTACTGCTTTCCCAGGTCAAGGTATTGTCCTATATGGTGATAAGACTGCACAAGCTAAGCCTTCTGCATTCGATCGTATTAACGTACGTCGTCTATTCATCGTTTTGGAAAAAGCGGTTGCTACTGCAGCTAAATATCAATTATTTGAATTTAACGACGAATTCACTCGAGCTATGTTCCGTAATATGGTAGAACCATTCCTACGGGATATTAAAGGTCGACGTGGTATTACGGACTTTGCGGTTGTATGTGATGCAACGAACAATCCTGGAGCAATTGTAGACTCTAATCAGTTTGTAGCTGATATCTACATTAAGCCAGCACGTTCTATTAACTTCATCACATTGAACTTTATCGCTACTCGTACCGGCGTTGAATTCTCAGAAATCGTCGGACAATAGGAGAGATAAAGAATGGCTATTTTAGGCGTAGATGACTTTAAGTCAAAACTAACAGGTGGTGGTGCTCGTTCAAACCTATTTAAGGTTGAGATGGGTTGGCCAGCAGCTATTGCAGCTGGTGCTGCTGAATCAGAAGTTGGTGGATTCCTTATTAAAGGTGCTGCACTACCTGGTTCAACTATCACTCCTATTACAGTTCCTTTTCGAGGACGTCAACTTCAGATCGCTGGAGATCGTACTTTCGAGCCTTGGACAATCACTGTAATTAATGATACAAACTTTGTATTACGTAATGCATTTGAAGAGTGGATGAATCTCATCAACAACCATAATGCAAATACTGGTGCTACTGATCCATCTGAATACTTTGCAGATGCATCTGTATATCAGTTAGATAAAAATGGCGAAAATCTTAAGGGTTATACATTCAGAGGCTTATGGCCAACGAATCTATCAACAATTGAGGTATCTTATGATTCAGAAGGTATTGAAGAGTTTACTGTAGAAATGCAGGTTCAGTATTGGGAATCAGATACAACATCTTAAGGCCATATAGATAATAGTAGGAGGGGAGTTTTTCTCCCCTCTTATTATTCATTGGAGAAAGAAAATTGGCAGAATTATTTGGCTTTGAGATTAAGCGTAAAGATCAGGATAAAGAGGATAGTAAGAAAAAATCCTTTGTTCCCCCACTAGAGGATGACGGATCCAGTTATGTCCAAGCTTCAGGCGGTCACTTTGGTCAATATGTAGATCTTGACGGTGGAGAAGCTCGTAACGAAGCTGATATGATTCGTCGCTATAGAGACGTTGCACAACAGCCAGAGTGTGATGCTGCTATTGAAGATATTATTAATGAAGCTATTGTTTCAGATTCATCGTCAGCTCCAGTCGATCTTATTACAGATGATCTGGATCAGCCGGATAACATTAAAAAGATTATTCGCGAAGAATTTAAAAATGTGGTAGAGTTACTGCAATTCAATCACTATGCACACGAAATCTTTCGTCGTTGGTATGTAGACGGTAGATTGTTTTATCATATGATTATCGATGATAAATCCCCCAAAAAAGGTTTATTAGAAGTTAGACCTATTGACCCTACTAAGATTCGTAAGGTTAAGGAGATAGAAAAAGAAAAAGACCCTAAAACTGGTGCTGAGATAGTTACTAAGGTAGATGAATATTATCTCTATCAGGACACAGCACTTATTAAAAGTAATAAGGGTGTTAAGATTTCAAAGGATGCAATTCAATATACTTCATCTGGATTGCTAGATCCATCACGTACTAAAGTACTGTCTTACTTGCAAAAATCAATTAAGCCAGTTAACCAGTTGCGTATGATGGAAGACTCGTTGGTCATATATCGTATGTCACGAGCGCCTGAACGTCGTATCTTCTATATTGACGTGGGTAACCTACCGAAAGGAAAGGCAGAAGAATACCTTAAAAACATTATGAACAACTATCGTAACAAGTTGGTCTATGATGCGAATACAGGTGAGATTAAAGACGATCGAAAGAATATGTCAATGCTTGAGGATTTCTGGCTGCCTCGTCGCGAAGGTGGTCGTGGTACTGAAATCACAACTCTGCCAGGCGGCGAAAACTTAGGCCAGATTGATGATATTATATACTTTCAGAAAAAGCTATATAAATCTCTTAACGTACCAGTTAACCGTTTAGACCAGGAGTCACAGTTCTCTCTTGGTCGTTCTACTGAAATTTCAAGAGATGAAGTTAAGTTCCAAAAATTTATTAATAGACTCCGTAAAAAGTTCTCCTGGTTATTGCTCGATCTTCTAAAGATGCAGCTAATACTGAAAGGTATTATTACTGAATCAGATTGGTCTGAAATTAAAGAACAGATCGTAGTAGACTACATTAAAGACTCACATTTCTCAGAGCTAAAAGATGCTGAGATAATGAGAGAAAGAATTGGTATGCTTACTGAGTTAGATCAATATGTAGGTCAATATTTCTCTATGGAATGGGTTCGTAAGAATATTCTCATGCAATCTGATGAAGATATTGATAGCATGAAAGATCAGATGAAAGAGGAAAGAGATTCAGGGGAAATCCCTGACGAAGACGATCTTTAAACGTGATTTTGTATAAATATACTATAAGGAATAGGCAATGAGTGATATAAATAGCTTTATTAAAGCATTAGAAGATAATAAGACAGGCGATGCAAATAACGAATTTGCTTCTATAATGTCGTCAAAGATTAATGATGTATTGAACACAAAGAAGATCGAAATCGCAGACCGCGTGTTTAATGGAATGGGACAAGAAGATGCTGAATTTCAAAGCTCTGAGATTGAATCTGACTGAAGCTTCTGGGAAGCCAGTTAAAAGCTTTACTGTTGGTAAGAAATCAAAGGCTGTTATAACAAAAAGCGGTTCTAAGTTTGCAGTACACATTGATGGCGAATTACTAGATGATAAATATAAGTCTGCAAAGGATGCAGAGAAATCAGCTAAAGAATTTGCCGATTTAATGGGAGCATAAATGAAGCTTATAACAGAACATTTAGAGTCAGAGCTTAGTTACGTAACTGAAGCTGCCGACGGCAAAAAAAATGTCGTGATTGAAGGCATCTTTATGCAAGCTGAGTCCAAAAATAGAAACGGTAGAATCTATCCTCGAGAAGTGATGGAATCTGCTGTTAACAAATATGTAACAGAACAAGTTGTTAAGGGTCGTGCAGTTGGTGAGCTTAATCACCCTGAAGGTCCTCAAATTAACTTGGATAAAGTTTCACATCGCATTACTGAACTCTCTTGGGACGGAAATAATGTGATGGGAAAAGCACTCGTATTGGATACTCCTATGGGTCAAATCGTTAAGGGTTTGGTTGAGGGTGGTGTTCAGCTGGGTGTTTCTAGTCGTGGTATGGGTACACTTGTGCAGCAAAATGGGGTAAACATGGTTGGTAAAGATTTTGTCTTAGCCACTGTGGACATTGTTCAAGATCCCTCAGCTCCTGAAGCCTTCGTAAATGGGATTATGGAAGGTGTTGAATGGATCTGGGAAAATGGAATCCTCAAAGCGCAAGACGTTGAAAAATATGAGACTGAAATCAAAACAGCATCATCATCCCAGCTTGTGGAAACACAGCTTAAGGTGTGGTCAGATTTCCTCTCAAAACTTTAACTCTAGATTATTAGGAGTAACAAATGTCTGAAGAGACCAAAGTAGAAGATCTGGATCTCGTCGAAGACGTAACTGAAGTACAACTCCATGATGAAGACCTCGTTGAAGACGTTGAAGTTGAGACTGAGGAAACCATCGCGGAGGATGCTGAGGAAATAGTAGCGGAAGATGTTGAGGTAGTTGAAGAAGAGACTGAAGAGACTCTTGAAGAAGCTGCAGCAACTGCTGAAGTTCCTAAGACCAAAGCTGGCATTATTAATGCTATGTATAAAGAAATGTCTAAGATGAAAAAAGAGCAGTTACAAGCCGCATACGAAGGTATGATGGGCAGTGACGACGACGAAGAAGAAGATAAAGAAGAAGATGATGAAGTAGAAGAAAGCAAGAGTAAGGTAAAGGAGTCTTATGACTTCCAAGCTGATCTTGAAGCTCTCGTATCATCTGATGATTTGTCTGAGGAATTCCAAGGTAAAGCTGCAACTATTTTCGAAGCAGCTGTTAAGACTAAGGTATCTGGCGAAATCGATCGTCTTGAAGAGGAATATAAAGTTTCTCTTGAAGAGGAAACTGCTTCAGTCAAGTCTGAGCTCGTAGAAAAGGTAGATGGTTACCTTAACTATGTTGTTGAGA